AAGAGTAACAGTGTTTTCGTCATTTCTTAAACGTAGTTGAGGGGTTATCTCAGCGTCAGCCCCAATAATCAATCGGTTAGCTCCAAACGTTAAGTTAGATTCCGACGTTAAAGCGCTCGTTCCATTACCCGTTAATATTTCGTTTGTACCAACCGTTGTTAATCCAGTACCTCCTTTAGCTACCGTCACTGTATCGGATAGGGTAGAACCTGCAGCTGTTACAGTTATAGGCGCAGTACCGTCAAAGTCCACTCCGTTAATTGCTCTAGCTGTTGCTAAAGCGGTGGCTGTACCAGCGTTCCCCGTAGTATTTAAATCTGAAGCTACAACAAAATCCATATTACCACTAGCATCATCATATGTAACCGCGATGTTAGTTTTAGTTCCGCCAGTAGCAACTAAAGGTCCAGCAATATCTTGAACCTCTTCAGTAGATAGCTGAGTATTAGTATCTGAAACGGTATTAGTAAAAGTAATTTTATCGCTATTTCTTGCTATACTCAAACCAGTACCAGCCTCAAGCACAACCTCATCTGTAGATGAGTCACTCCCTGTTAATCTTATTTTTTCTTCGTCAGAATTATCTCCATCTACACAAGAAACAGAATATGTTGGACCGTCAGCGCCAGTAGCACCTGTTGCACCTGTAGCACCTGTAGCACCTGTAGCACCTGTATTTCCTTTTGGACCTTTTTCTGTAATAACTATATTAGATGTAGCTGGAGTAGATACGCTTATACTAGTTGATGATTGAGTTAAGCTTATAGTATTGCTACCAGATACTGAAACATCTACAGTATTGCCCTGAGAAGTTGTTGTGCTTACGCTCATTACTTTCTGTTTGTCTTAGTAACATCTTCATTAATAACAAAAGAACCACGAAGAACAGTCGTGTGAGTGTCAACACCAGAAGCTGTAGGTAAAATATATTGAAGATCATACACATGTCTTCCTGAAGGAACATTTCTCATAGTAGCTGCCGTAGCTGTAATAGTAACATTTCCACTATCGTCTACAACAAAGGCTTCAAAATAAGCACCACCTGGAAGTTCTTGAGTATTTAAATTCCTTCCTTTTAAGCCTTTTTCTGTAGTTGCAATTAAAGGATTTGAACCTCTTTTGTTAGATGGCCACACTTGCATAACAAAAGCGTAATTTGAGGTGGACAAAGTAAGACCTGTTCCTGAAGAATCCTTTAGGGTCAGTGTAAGAGAAAATGTATCTCCTTGACGGCAAGTTATATCTAAAACCTCCGATACGTCTAAATTTACTTTACTAGCCATTTTTCATATTCATTAACATTGTTCTCATTGGGTTTTCTCCCCCTTGTTGCAATTCAGTTCTATTTCCTTTTCTTTGAGAAATAAGCTTAGACTGCTGAACCGCCTGCTTTTCTACTCTTTCATCTTTTCGATCCTCCTTAAGGACTTCAAGTTTTTCTTTAAACTCATCATCAGTTTCTTTAAAGCCTAATGTAGCTTTAGCTCTAATAGTTTCAATTTCTTTATTAAACTCATGTTTCATAGTAGATAATTGAGCATCTATCTGAGCTTTTAATTGCATTTTTTGTGCCTCTATTTGCGCTTCGGCTTGCATCTTTTGCCCCTCCATTTGCATTTCCATGGCTTTAGTTTGTTGAGCCATTTGAGCCTGCACTTGTTGTTGCTGCATCATCATAGCTTGCTGTTGTTGCATTTTCTTTTTACGTCTAACAATAAGCAATCTTTCAGCCTGATTTACATCTTTAAGTTCCCTAATAGCCATAGCATCCTCAAGGTCTATTTCTTTTTGACCTAAAGATATTTGTATAGCTTGTTCTAAATACGCTTGATCTTTATCATCCATATCTCTTTGAACTTGAACACCAAAATTATACATAGGCAATCTAGAGAAACTAGAAAGAATACTCATATTAGTTTCACCAATAGCGTTTTTATAAACATCCATAATAACAGACTCTTGTGGTAAAATCTGTAAACACTTAACTATATCGTTACAAACACTCTTGTAAAGAATCATAGAAGCATTTGTAACATCATAAGTAGCATTATTGGAAGCAGCAATAGCTTGCTCCCTAACCCCTACTAAAGCTTCAGACTTTGGCGTGCTAGCATCAACAACTTCATTAATTCCTGTAGTATCACGTATCATTCTTAAATAGTGATTATACAGGCCAATAAGCTCATTAATATTTCTAATACTATTACCTATTTCACGTATTGGTGGATTTTGAAAACCTCCTTCTGGATTTTTACTTCTGTAATAAAAAACACCAGTTTGCTCGTATATATCATGCAATTCTAATGGTTGCAATTCACCACCTTTTCCTAATTGTACATTTTCTAACCCTTCAATATCAATAATAAGACCATCAGGCTTTGCTTTAGCAATAGCTTGTTGAATCTTCAAATGAGTTAACTGTAACATGTCAGCAAAACCTATACAGCTGTTAACCATAGATTTTGGCATCATGTCTGTAAGATTAGTAGCAACAACAGAATATGAAAGCCTTGCCTTGCTTATATCATGTATATTTTTAGGCACATTATGCATCCTCCCATACCCAAACAAATAGTCTGTACCTATAATAAAGTAACCTTTATATACATTTACAATTTCCATTTTATGAGGCTTTCTTTCGAAAACACTCCCAGCTTTTTCTTTATAATCAAACCCTTCGTAAAAAAAGTTTCTGTTGCCAAATCGATTTTCTTTTTCTTCAAAATACATACAATCGGTTGACAAAAACTCGAACTCTAATACTTCAACAGAATACTCATCATAATCATAAATATTCCTACCAAGCTTATCATCATAAGTAAAACTCCCACTAGTTCTACCAGATGTTTTTTTAGCTATTTTTTTAAAATCTTCTTCTTCAAGCTCACCACCAGCTATTCTTTTTAGCTCCTGAATAGGCATAGTTCTTACATGACCACCATAAGTAATATCTTCAAAACTAGGATCATTTGTTTCGCTATGAATAAAATCTTTAGGTTCTACATAATGTGTTTTAATTCCATAGTTAGGATCGTTTGATCTTTTAACTACAGCTATGCCGTTTGTCGCTAAATCATTTACACACCTTCTAAATACATTATCATCAAAACTATTCCAAGATAACGTCATGTCTGTAGCAATCTGAGCTGCTATTTCAGCATCACTTTTTACATTCTCTCCAATAAATATTTCTGCTTCAGCTTCATTGTCTGGAATAGATTCAGGATCCATGCCTATAGTAGCTCCTGTTTTTTCTTTAAATTCCATAAGTTGCTTTTTTAAAGCTACTTGAATTTCTATTCTTTTTTTATCTCTGTTTTTTTCTGAAGAAGATAAAGGATCTACTGCTTCTAGGTTGGGATAAAGATTTCTACCTAATATTTTATTTACTACAATTCGAACAAATTTTGGTAAAATAGGTACAGGAGTGTAGTCAAGATTCATCAAACTACCATCACCAGAATTAGGATCTTGATTATTTAATAGTCTTTTGTAAATTGAAGTGTCTTGAACACCATTAGCGTATTCTTTATTTCTTTTAAATAATGTATATCTATTTGAAAATAAAGATGAACTGTCAGATCTTTTTCCCCACTGAGATTCAATAGCCTTAGCATATCTTAGACCATACTCCTTACTCTCTTTTTCTTCTTGAGAAGCAAGTGGGTCTGGAAAATTTTTTTTACCGCTATATTGTTTCATTAAGGTGAGGGTATATATTGCAAATATAGGAAATTAGCCAGAGACTTTGTATCGCCTAAAAAATTTCCTTTCATCAAAGTTACTGACTTTCTTCTTTTTAACTTTTTGAGCTGCAAGTAGAGCTAAACCTGAACTAATAGTAAGGTCAAACTTAGTTCTATTATCTATTTTATAAGCTATCCAGTCTTCAAGAGTATTATTGAAATACATGTTTCCAACTCTATTAGCTTCATGATTTATTCCAACGTGATCATGTATATAAGATTCTATAGCATGTGCATGAGCTTGGATTATATCTTGAGAGTTTGAAGGAATGCCTTTTGTTTTCACCTTAACTCTAGCTGTTCCAGTTTTTAAATGTTTAGGTCTGTCTAATAAGTACCCATCGTAACCCCTTGACTCAAAGTATCTTGCAATACCGTACTTATTGTTTTCAATTAATATAGGGTAACCATAAAAAACAGCTGCCATCAAAACATCTTCATAAAATATTTTAGCAAGTGGAGGTCGAGATGCATACTCCAATACAAACATATTAGAGGGGTGTTCCATATGAAATTTATTATACAAATGCAAAGCTCCTTTAGATCCCCTTCCATCTACAGTAGCATCTAAATCATATGAGTCAACACCACCGCATCCTACATCTGAGTTAGGGGGTATTTTCTTACCTCTTACTAAAAGTTTTTTATTTCTAAATTCAACAGGAGGCATCCAAGATATTTTAAACCTACCGTTTGGATCTGGAGTAAATATAACCTCTGTATCTTTTTGCCCACCTTTCCATATGAAATTACCAGTAACTACTGGATTTGGGAAAAGCTCGTCATTGTGTTCTATTTGCTCATATATTTTCCCAATATTAAATACACTACCTTCTATACTGTCTCTAAAAGCCTCATCTGAAGTAAATGGAAATTGACGTATAATTTCATTCATTTCAGAAGCGTTATTCTTTAAAGAAGATCTTTCATTTTTCAAATATGTTCTAGAACCCATGGTTATATCTTCTCCATCTATACCTTCTACAGCTTCTTCTGGATCTTGAGTAATAGGATTGCCATATAAATCAAAGAATCCTTCAAGAGAATTTTCTGCTGATATAAATAATCTATATAAACCTGTTTTAGTCCTCCCATTCTTGTTCCTCTCTAAAGGATTCGAATCCTCCCATAAACTCTTGTACTCTTTTCCTCCTTTTCCCATTGGATTTACTGTGCTTCCTACTAGAGCTTTTCCTATAATTTTTCGCCCTACGATCAAACAAGTCCTCTGTATCCTCCAAGCGTCTCTTATGTCTGTTGGTTTTTCCCATTTTCCTGCTTCGTCTAAATATAATATGTGCAATTTTTCACCATCGTATGCATTATTGGTTGTGTTTTTCCAATTAATTACAGTGTTAAGAGCCTCACCTGTTTGAGCTGTTTTATTTTTTTTAGTAATACGTTTTGAAGGTTCTCTAAAAGCTAATTCCATACGAGGGTTAGTTGTTCCATCTTGTATAGGTTTAAAGAAAAAAGGATAGTTTCTAAACATAAAAACCACCTTCTTCATAAAGATGTTTTCTTGGGCGTCTTTACCTGTTTTTGACTGTATCCCCATAAGCTTATCTTTAACCTGTGTAGCTTCATCAACAAGTACAGCAGAGCATATATTGGTGTAACCAGAACGACGGCACTTAGTGTAAAGCTGACCAATACAACGAGAATCAGTCTCGCAAGCAGCCATATGTAAAAATATCTCACGTTGAAAATTTAAATAATATGGATAGCCAATATCTAGCTTAGTCCATTGTAACATCATATAATGCCGCCCCGTAATATATGTAGCTGCACCGTTGTTATAAAACCAAAAACCCTCACGCCTACGCCGAAACTCTTCTTCGATATATGGACGAAACTTTTCTCTAAACTCTCTTGGCATTTCCGCCCACTCATCCATAGAACGAATACGAGACAATTCTTTCGGCATAGATGCTCTTCTCCACATCTGCACAGAGTTTGATTCTTTATATCCGAAAATTTGTTTTTTATTTGGCTTTTTCGGAAGACAAATGAGTAACCCACCGAGTTCAATAATTTCACCTTCCGTACCGTTGGGACAAATCTTGATAGCAGGGTCATCATACTCATCTAAATCTAATAGTACGGACATTAGTAGCTACTACCATTCTTGTTCATTCTCCCTAAAGAAGGGAAGCCTGTTTTAGGGTCAGATAGATCCATATTCTTACCACAAGGGCATTGAGCCGAACTTACTAATTCCCCATCATTAAAACTCACGGTTACTTTACTAATCTCTTCTTCGTGATCCGAACACTCACATATATACTTTGACATGATATTAAAATTTTGCTTTTATAAATCCTTTCCTATGCTTGTAAGGATTCATGTATTTTGGAGGATTACCTGAGCAACACCATTCAGCAGCTCCTACCCATGGATCAATGCACCAACATTGACTGTAATCTCTTGATTGAGGTCGTCTATGTTTGTTTTGAATAGAACATGATGCTAATAATAAAACCAACATTAGGATGATAAAATACTTCATTGTATATATATTAAATTTTATTTACGTTTAGATCCCTTTAATCTAGACTTTTCTCGTCTGCCTCTATTTTTAGACTTAGACTCTACTTTTGTTTTTTTGCCTTTGTGGTGTATATCATTCCCATCACCCCTTTTTTTACTTTGCCTTTTTTAATGGCATACCTTCTCCTTTTATTTCTTGCAGCACGATTCTTTTTCTCCTTAATAGAAGATTGGAATTTTTTATACTCCTTCTTATAATTTCTTTTCTTTTTTAAAGCTTTCATAACTCTTGCAAGTTACTATTATTATTCCTTCTATTATATGTGACTATTCTATGACAGTTAGAACATCTTACTTCACATTTATCTATTTCTTTCTGTATGCTTTTTATACTATAAGATTCATAAACCATATTAGAAATACATTTATATTTATTGTCTTCTATATGATCAAAATCTAAAACAAGGTGATTTGACTCTCCACAATCAATACAACTTGATTCTTTTTTTATGTTTTCTACATAAATCCTATTTTTATTTCTTTGTTTAATATTTCTTTTTTTAGACCTTTTTACAATCTTTTCTTTATTAGCTTCATAATGACGTTTTGATGCAGCTGCTTGATCTTTAGGGTCTTTGTATGCCATTACTTAGAAAACCTTTCGGCAAAACCTCCAGTATAGTCTTTTGTGTTTTCTATTTCCCCACTTATTTTCAAATCTTTTACCATTTGATCTAATCTTTGTCTTTCTATAATAAGCTCTTTACAATCGGTAGCGGTTTGTTTAATAGATTGAAGTTCAGCCTTTCTTGCACTACCGTTAATTTCTGGATCAACAGGTTTTTTGATTTCTTCAATCATATTATCTATAGCTTGCTCCATACTTTTCATAAGTCTTTGAGAAGCTGATATAGTAGTAAACTTACTTTTGCTCATCTAAATCATAAATAAAAATCGGGGTTTTTTCACCTACATAAGCCCCACCTATATTATAAGAAAAATGCTCAACTGCTTCTTCCCACTCCATCCCATCCTCCATAAGGATTTCAATTATTTTATGAACGCTATATACTGTTTTAGGTTCTACCCCATAACTTATACCAACTACAGCTTTATTTAATCCATCAGCTAAAAGACATTCATTAGCTTCAAGCTCTTCCCATAATTCTACTTTGTCAAACATTTTTATTTAATTTAAAATATACATCAGGTCTTCCGCACGAGTGCGATAATATTCTTTACCATCTATTTTTATACGATAATCTCTATCCTTTCCAAATCCAACAATATCACCTGCAAAAACACCTAACTCTTTTAACCAAGGTGTATTAAAAGATACTTTTCCTTTAGAAGGTAATTGTTTTTTTAAAGAAACAATTTCTATAATATCAGATTTAATATCCATATCCTCATCAACAGGCTCTAGTAAAGCCCATCCTGCTAAAGGTTTTATTTCCCCAGTATCTTTAGACTTATAAGCTATTGCTTGATTGTTTATTGTATGCTTATCATCATATCGAATTAAATAATGATCGTCTACACCAGTTAAAGCTTGCCCTTTATTAACTACAACAAGATGATGAAAGTATATAGTATCACCTGCTTTTACACCTGTATTATATTTCATAGGTGCACATACTACAGGACCTTCAGTAACTCTGTGTTCAAATTCTCCACCTTCAAACTTAGAGTCTACATATAACTCA